CTACAGGTATTACTGTGGCTGGCACAACAACGCTGAACGGCACTGTTGATATTAACAACACAGCCGACATAGCAGACACGCTCACGCTTAGCAGGGCTACGGGCACTGGATTAGCCGTCACGGCAAATATTTTCTGTGGTGGTGACATTGGTGTAAACGGAGAAGTTACAACCGTAGGTCTAAGATTGCTTGTCGGTTCAGCTCCAGCAACAGCTACATCTACAGGCTCGGCTGGACAAATAAAAATAGACGCCGACTACATCTACGTTTGCACAGCGACAAATACTTGGAAACGTGTGGCGATCGCTACTTGGGTATAATGGACATTCGCAAGATTTCAGTAGGGGCTAACTACAAGGAGGCTATGCACTACATTGTAGGGCAGTCCGTAATGGGCGGTGAGTATGAGATACACCTTATCAAGTTCCATGACGAGATAGACTCTTTTAGGATATGGATATCAAACGGAGAGGAGATAATGCTGTGGAAGGAATTTAAAGACATGCCAATTTCAATCGAGTACAACATAAACTTCTAAAATGAAATCCCCATATATGTTCATCGTTCGCCCAAAGGACGGCAAGCGATACGCGAACGTAAGGGACGGGCTTATCGTAAGCTCGTCTCAGGAAGACCACAGATTCTCTCAGAGGATAGCAGAGGTGGTAGAATTGCCTATAAACTATGACGGCCCAGTAAAGGTTGGAGACCTGCTACTTGTGCATCATAACGTGTTCAAGTTCTACTACGACATGAAGGGTAGGCAGAAGAGCGGAAGAAGCTTCTTCAAGGATGACATGTTCTTTGTAGACCACATGCAGTTCTTCATGTATCACAATGGTGACAGATGGAATGCTCATGACAAGTACTGCTTTATTAAGCCAGTAGATAAGAAAGATTCTGTCATCTTCAAGAATGTATCCGAGGAGCCGCTTATAGGCACGATAAGATACATCAATGAGGAGCTTGAGGCATTCGGACTCAGAGAAGGCGATGAGATATCATTTAAGCCGAACAGCGACTATGAGTTCACGGTTGATGGCGAGAAGCTATATCGGATGTTTACGGATAATATAACGCTGTCTCTATGATATACTTTACTGATGACTTTCTTAGTTCGGAGTGGTATGAAGCTACAAAAGAGAACCTTGCCTCAAATGATTTTGAAGAGGTTGTAGTTGGAGGCAAGCCGTTTTACGTCCAAATGCCATCTGATGGGTTTAACGAGATTGTTAAGTCTAAAATATCAAGACTTGAGGGAAGGCCTGTAAGAAATATACTTAGCTTCTTTCGGATAGCTACAGATACCTTAGATACGGACTGGAGAATACATTCTGATCAAAAAATAAAGGGAGAACAGCCAGATAGGGCTATTGTATTGTTCATGTCTCCGTCTTATTCTGATATCGAGCTGAATGGAACAGCCTTTTGGAAGCATAAAAAATATGGATACGCGCTACCGAAATCAACAGATGACGAGTTTGACAGAATGCTTTCTGAAGAGTCAAACGACATGAGCAAGTGGGACTTGAATACAGTAATAGGGCATAGAGAGAATAGACTTATATCATATCCATCATCATACTTCCATAGTAAGTACCCAAACAAGGGATGGAAAGAGGGCAGGGTTGTTTTTGTAATGTTTTATAGTCATGGGTAAGAGTAGGAGATATTCAGGGGACAGGTCATCACCAAAAATGAAATACAATAAGAATGGACTCAAGAACTATAAGGGAGGAGATTATCAAAGCTGGGAGGATAGCTGTGAATCAACTCATCAAGGTCGCAAAGGAGGAGATAATAAAGCCAGATCCAGAGGATGAGCTTGCTGCGGACAGGTTGAAAAACGCTGCTGCCACTAAAAAGCTTGCCATATTCGATGCGTTTGAGATAATGAAGCGGATAGAGGACGAGGAGGAAAAGCTCAATGCTCCTGAAGAAAAGGAAGAAAAAAAGTCAAGTGGAGGATTCGCAGAGAGAAGGTCAAGAAAGTAGTATATACAAGGTCATAGTAGACCGTGTCCCAAGTACTGTCCTATCGAAAAAAAATAGGGCTAGGTCTTGGAGATACGGATATGATGAAAAGTACGACATGGTCATCATCTCGAAAGATGGCACTATAGGAGACGTATACCTGATAGAGGGTCTTTATATTGCGCTCCCATTAGAACCAGAGAGCATCCACTCAAGAAGCAGAAAACAGTCCGAGCAGTACTGGGAGCCATCCGAGTTCCCTTCTGAACTCAAGAGGATTCAGAGCATATTTCAATGGAACGAGATGCCGTCTGAGTTCAAGAATAAGTGGGTAGACTATATTGAAGATGAGTTCGACAGGAGAGAATACGGATTTTGGTTCAGGAACAATGGGATAGCAACATACGTGACTGGGTCTCATTATAACTACCTTCAGCATACAAAGATAGATATCGGTCATCCTGACTTTAGGGAGGCAAACAGGATATTCTTCATATTCTGGGAGGCATGTAAGGCTGATAACAGATGCTTTGGTATGTCGTATCTCAAGATAAGACGATCAGGATTCTCATTTATGGGATCTTCAGAAGCAGTAAATACGGGAACGCTTGCAAAAGACGCAAGGGTCGGAATACTGTCAAAGACAGGTGCTGATGCCAAGAAGATGTTTACCGACAAGGTCGTCCCAATCAACAGCAACTACCCGTTCTTCTTCAAGCCTATCATGGATGGTATGGACAAGCCGAAGACAGAGCTTTCTTATCGGGTTCCAGCATCTAAGATTACAAAGAACAACATGCACAACACTGACGATGTGCTTGAAGGGCTTGACACTACGATAGATTGGAAGAACACTGCCGATAACAGTTACGATGGTGAGAAATTATTGCTTCTTATTCATGACGAGAGTGGAAAATGGGAGAAGCCTGAGAACATACTAAACAACTGGAGGGTCACAAAGACATGTCTCCGACTCGGAAGTAAGATCATAGGCAAGTGCATGATGGGATCAACGTGTAACGCGCTGAATAAGGGTGGAGACAACTTCAAGAAGCTATACAACGACTCTGATACATCTACAAGAAACTCAAACGGACAGACAAAGAGCGGCATGTACAAACTGTTCATTCCTATGGAGTGGAACATGGAGGGATTTATTGATAGGTACGGCATGCCAGTGTTCAGAACACCTAAAACACCAGTTGAGGGTAACGATGGTGGCACGATAAAAATGGGCGCAATAGACTACTGGGAGAATGAAGTGCAATCTCTAAAAGGAGATGCTGACGCACTGAACGAGTTCTACCGACAGTTCCCACGTACCGAGTCGCACGCATTCAGAGACGAGAGCAAGGCATCACTGTTCAATCTTACCAAGATATACCAGCAGATAGACTACAACGACAACATGATAAAGGAACACCACCTGACAAGGGGTCGATTCCATTGGGAGAATGGTATAAAGGATACGAAGGTTATATGGACACCAGACAAGAATGGTAGGTTCTTGGTGTCGTGGATACCTCCTGCAAATATGCAGAACAGATACGAGATGCGTAATGGAAGGAAGTATCCAGCAAATGAACACATAGGCTCGTTCGGATGTGACTCATACGACATATCTGGCACTGTAGGCGGTGGAGGATCTAACGGTGCGCTACACGGGCTTACAAAGTTCAACATGGATGACGCTCCGAGCAACGAGTTCTTCTTGCAGTACATAGCAAGGCCGCAGACGGCTGAGATATTCTTTGAAGAGGTTCTAATGGCGCTTGTGTTCTACGGTATGCCTATACTTGCCGAGAACAATAAACCAAGGTTATTGTATCATCTGAAGAATAGGGGGTATAGGGGATACTCAATGAACAGGCCAGACAAGCCAGCTATGAAGTTATCTACAACTGAGAAAGAGCTTGGAGGCATACCCAATACGAGCGAGGATGTGAAGCAGTCCCATGCTGCGGCAATTGAGTCGTACATTGAGAAGTATGTCGGAATGGACTTGGAGGGTACGTTCAGAGACCCTGACGAGATGGGGTCAATGCCATTCAACAGAACACTTGAGGACTGGGCAAGGTTTGATATAAACGCAAGGACAAAGTTTGATGCTTCAATCAGCTCAGGTCTTGCCATAATGGCGAATCAGAAGAACCTGTACACACCACAGAAAGTTCAGTCAAAAATAAGCATTAACTTTGCAAGATACGATAACTCAGGCAAATCCAGCCGATTAAACCGATAGATGGAGGAAGTAACAGTAAATGTTTCCGCTGCGGGATTTCCCGACCAGTTTGCAACAGACAAGGAGAAGGAGAGTTTGGGTTACGGCCTTATGGTTGGGCAGGCCATACAATATGAGTGGTTCAAGAAGGACGGGAACGGCTGTAGGTACTACGACCAGTTCAGAGAGTTTCATAAGATGCGTCTGTACGCAAGGGGCGAACAGTCCGTGCATAAGTACAAGAATGAGCTTGCCATTGATGGAGACCTATCGTATCTGAACCTTGACTGGACACCAGTCCCTATCCTGCCAAAGTTCGTTGACATTGTCGTCAACGGAATGACCGACAGGTTGTTT